ACCACATATCAGGTGAAATCACAAAACAATCTCTTGATCTTGAGAATCTGTTTGGAACAACAGTCATTGATCCAAAGTCTGATTCATAAATATCAATTGCAGCGACAAGTCTTTTGTCCTCTGCTTGAGTCATTTTAGTAGCTCCACCAGTAAAGCCTGAAAGTTTTTGTTTGTTGAAAGAACCAAGCATGATCATTGATGCGTCTCCACCATTGTCCCATACTTGTTTTACAACATCTTTCAATTGTGCTTCTGTGAAAGCTCTTTGCGTTCCATCAGTTCTAGCTGTACCTGGAGTATCAACTGCACCACCACCTGGATTTACTTGTCCATTAGCACCATTTGCTGCTTTGCTAGTGTTTGATTGAATCCAAGAAGCAAGACCTGCAGATTTTCTAGCTGCTGCTGCGCCACCTGCGTCTCTTGATTGATTAGCAGTAAGAACAACTTCCATATCTCTTTTAAGTTCTTTTGAACTTTTAGAAATTTGGTAAGCTAATTCATTGTTTCTACCTGCACTATTAACAGTATCTTGAGTACCAGAAACAATTACAGATTTTCTTGAAATCTGTGTTTGGTTATTGATTCTAGCAGTTGGAGTTACTGCGTTGAAAGTGATTTCATCACCCTCTATTTGTGCATTAGCTGCTGCTGCTGCTAAAGCATCAGTTTGCCACTCATGTAAAGTGCCAGATGCTTTTTCTTTTCCAATTGAACTCATGAAAGGAGTATCAGTAGGAGAGATGTTATAGATAATATCTGATAAATCTTCTCTGTTACCAATAGCTGCATAAGTTTGGAATGTATTTGCTACGATTGCCATAGTTTTATCCCTATTTGTTGAGTTATTTGTTGTTGTTAATCATATCTAAAAATACATCTTGAGCAGCTTTCATACTGCCAGATTTTTTTAGACGACTAAACTTTTCTCTACTAATTTTTGATCTGACATCGTTTTTATCTTGTTTAATACCTGACGAAAATGTTTTGCTTGGTTTAGAAATTTTTTTAGCAATATTTGGTTTTGCTTTTTGTAAATTTCCAAATTTCATAGCATCATTTACCAACATTAAAATACGATGGTCATATACTTGAGCTATTTCTGAATCATTAAATCCATATTTAGCCAAATGACTTCTCATATTATTTTTTAAATTTGATGCTTTACCAGGATCGGCAAAATCAGGAATTTTATTAACTAATTTTGTTCGTTCCATTTGTAAATATCCATCAAATTGTGCTTTTTGCTCTGATTGAGTTTTTTGTAAAGCAGAAGCAAGTTTTTCTTGTTTTCTTCTTAACTTATGTTCAATCTTTGCAGCTTGCGCTGGATCTTCGTCATAAAGAGCTTCTAAATCAGAAGATGAAATCTCTGAATTTAACTCTTGTTGAGCATTAGACAATAATTGATTCATCTCATTTAGTTTTTGAGAATAGTCTTGTCTTTGCTTTTCAGATTGAGATTGAAAAGACTTTCTTTCATTAGAAAGTTCTTCAGTCTTTCGTCTGTAATCAGCATCTCTTGAGTAACCATTTCTCAACTCATCAAGGGTAACATCAAATTCTTGACCTGCAACTTTTACCTTGTAGGTGGAATCTTGTTTCTCTTGAGTTTCAATTTGTTCTTCGTCTTGAGATACATCTTGTTCAGAAACCTCATCTTGAGTTTCAGTTTCTTCACTTATTTCCTGTTCCTGTGGTTGTTCTTCATCTGAAGATTCCTCATTTTGTGGTTCAGGAGAATTTTGTTTAATTTCTTCTTTTGGTGGTTCTTGTTGTCCAATTACTTCTTCTTCTTTTGGATTTAATAAACCATCTACTGCCTTTGTGGCTTTCTGTAAATCAGTTTCAGATCCTTGTAATGGGTTGCCTTGATTGTCTGACATATATTTTCCTTTTAAGTTAAGCTCCTCTTGTGAGGTTGGCTTATCCTAAACTTATTTGTTTAGAATTTTTTATTTTCTATTTTTTTTCTAAATTCTTCTAATTGTTTGGAAGCTAATTTACCTTTGTCCATAACTTCTTGTAAATTTTGTTCTACTTTGCCAACAATATTATAGGCTAACCAAAGTTTTTCTCTAGTATCAACTTCATTAGCACCAGTATTTAATAAACTTGTAGAATATAAATCTTTAAGTTTATCAAAAGACTCTTTTAGTAAAGGATCTTCTAATAAAGTTTTAGCTTTGTTGGATTGGCTTACTTCCTGCTGGAGCTTTGCCTGTTCCTGGTTGTCCATTTAATGACTCAATTTCTTGTTCTAGTTTTTGTTGTGATTGTTGTGCATCCCTAAAATCTTTTGTACTTTCAGCAACTAGCATTTTATTTAAATCTGCTTCTGCTTTAATTTGAGCTGAATCTATTTGAGCATTATATTTAAGCTCAAGTTCTTTCATTTTAATTTCGTTTTCTAAAAGCATTTTAGCATTATTGCTCTTAATTTCTTTTAGTTGTAATTCAAGATCAGCAAGTTTTCGTTTTTCTTCACTTGCAATTCTACTAAATTCAATTTTTTCAATTGGTGTTGGTGGTGGTGGAGCTTTTGGTTGAACCATTTGTTTTCCTTGATCAGGATTAACAAAATAATTTTCAACATTTTTAAGACCAGCATTTTCAATAATTTTTGCCAAACTATTATAAATATTTTTAAGACTAACCATTGGATATTCTTGACCACCCTGCAATTGAAATGCCTGGAGCTGTCTTTCTAAAATATTATTCAACATCATTATTTGTTGATCTGAACTTCCTGTGCCTAAACCAACAGTTATAGAAATATTATATCTGTTTCTCCATTCAGTAGGTTTAACTGGAATAAATTGATTGTTTAATTCTACAACTCTTTCTTTGTCTTGATATTTACAAGTAAGTTCAAAAATTCTTTTAAATAAATTTTTAACACCAGTTTCGGCAAATACTCTTGCAATTAATTCCATTCTCATTTGAGATTGGCTCATTAAAGCATTAACACCAGTTGCTGTTTTATTTAAGCTATCAGCATCTAAACCTTGATTGTATCTTGTAACACCAGTTCTAGATTCTCTGACTGTATCTAAATATTCTAATAATGGAAAAGCCTGTTGCGAAATAGTTTGTGATTGCATTGGCATCATAACTTGGCTTGGTGGTTGTTTAGTTCTTACCACTCCACCAGGTCTTGATGTAAGTAAATCATCAAGATTTACCATTCCATCCATTATGGCTACTCTGTTATTATTAGTTAAATACATATTATCTAATAACTGTCTCATAACAGTTGATTTAACTAATTGAACATCTTCTACTAATTCTGCAACTGATCTACCATAAAATCTATGTGGCATTGGAATTGGAGTTAATGAACAGAAAGGAATATTATCACATGGCATATTCTCTAAAATTTCATAACCAGTTCCTGCAGTTATTATTTTACGAAGTTCAGCAACACCATCGCCATCCATATCTACTTTGACATAACACTCATAAATTTCAATGTCTGAAGTGCTATCATCTGGAGAATTTTCTACTGGACTTTCATCTATATCAGAATTTCTAACTAAACTTTCATCATTATATAAAATATTATTTGAAGTAGGTAGGTTATTAATAATATCTTCGTCATAACCCATTTCAATTAAATCGGATCTAGTTTTTAAAACTCTATGAGCTACAAAATTTGCATCTTCAATAGATTTAGCTGATTTTTGAATTAAAAATTCTTCTGGTGGTATATTTTCTATTTTAACTTTACCAGCAGTTCTAAATCTTTTTATTACACAATTATGTAAATAAGGTGTTGGAACATCCTCAACTTCTTGACCATTAAGTGCAGCTTCAGCTTTTAATTGTTCTAGTCTTGTAACTGCATACTCATCTACAAATTTTTCTTCTGATACAACTTCTATATCAGTCTCAAGCATTAATAAATCGTATTCGTAGTCACTTAAATTTTCGTAAGTTTCTTGCTCTACTTTTTGAGCATCATCCCAATAAACTTTTACAATTCCATTTTTTTCTAATAAAGCATCCTTAAACCAAGTATAAAAAATTGAAAAACCATTATTATCTTTGTTAAAAATATAATTTATATAATTTGTTACTTGATCAGCTAATGGTACATCTTCTGATTTTACAGGCTCACATCTAACTACTTGATCAGATGAAGTAAAAACTCTTAAAAGGTTTGGCAAGATTGTTTCTATTGTGTCAGATACATCTGTGCTTATAACCTGGCTTCTGCCATCTTGTTCAGTACCTAGTTTATCACCCATGTAGTATTCAAGTGATTTTCTTCTTTGGTCTGATAGCGCACCACCTAAAAAACCCATTGAGTTATTTATCTCTGATGAAATGATGCTTTTAATTTCTATTTCTGATACTTTTTTTACCATAACTTTTTAAACTATATAATTTGTATTTATAGGAACTTGTTTTTTCCAATTAGAGAGGTCTATCCCTTGCCCAACAAATCCAGTTCTGAAAGCATCAGCACAATGACTTGCATAAGAGTGCATGGGTTTAGACTTAAACACTTGTGCCTTATCATCCCATTTTTTTGAGTAGGCTTTTAAATATTCAATGCCTGTTGCACACTTATCTATGTCAAACCAGCAATTTACTAAATTTTTTCTGACAGCTTCTATGCCATCTTCAATACTAATCTTTGGAGCTACCTCACCTGCGATGCCTAGCTCTAATAAACTATCTAATCTTGTTTTACCAAAATTGCCAAGCTCTCTAACTTTAACATCATGTGGTAAAATATGAGTGCTATAATCATAACTTTTATTTCTTAAAATATCAGCATAGTGATCTAAACCATGTCCAGTATTTTCGTAATAATCAATTAATCTTATTTCACCTTTATGCTTTTGCACAAACCATATTGCAGTTTGGTCATTCATTCCCAAATCCCACCAGGTTTCTACATCTAAATCTTCATCAAAAAGATTAGACACCATTCTTTTCTGTTTTGCTAAATCCTCTATTATACTTCCATAATATGATCCTGTTATTGCTGCTTGAAACGAACACTCAAATTCTTGTTCGTATAAGTCTTTGGACATTACATCTTTAGCAGCTTGTAATTCCTCATCGTCTAAAATTTTTGTTTCACTTGCTTTATAAGTACAAGCATACCATTCTTTATTCTGGATTGCCCTTTGGTATAATTGATAAAACGAATTTCTACCTTTTGGAGTTCCAATAAATATGCACCAACCTTTTCGGTCTGCCAAAGCTGGTCTTATGACTTCTGGAAATAGTGTTGGTTTAATAGATTGTGTTTCGTCAAATACACAACCATCTAAACTAATACCTCTTATGGCTTGATCATTTTCTGCGCCCAAAATTGTTATTCTAGCACCATTCGGTAAATCGCAACGAAGCTCACTCTCATTGAATTTAGTGCCTGGTATTTTTCCTGCGAACTGTTTGATGTAATCCCATGCTGTTGCCTTTCCTTGTAGCCTATATGGCGAAAGAAACACATATCTAGGGTTAAGCTTGGTATTCGTTAAAGCTGCCTTGAGCATATGATTAATGGTCATTACAGTTTTACCTGCTCTACGATGTAGAACACATACACTAAACCTATGCTTATCTATTTGCTCATGTAATATCTTCTGCAAAGCTCTTGGCTTGTAAGGTATAACTATATTTGGCATTTTTAAAAAAAATTAATGTAAAGTTATATCCTGAGGTTTAAATAAAGGTTCTATTCCAAGATCATCCATAATCTGATGAGAAAATTTATTACATT